ATTATATTCAACTTCTCCATCATCATCAATTTCTTTATCATATCCACCGATTAAAACAGAATCAGTATAATCAGTCACTCCGAATGTATTGAAAATACGATTCATTGGTAAGTTGTTTCTTACAAATGGTGGGTGTTTGTTGCTATCATTAATCAATTGAAATGTTTTATTAGCAACTGGCCCAACAAAATTCCACATAGTAGATTTGCCCGTTCCGCTTGTTTGAACCCAACAAAAGTGTATTCTAGTATCTTCATGGTTTCTTCCGTTAGGGATTGTGATAAAATCTTTCACTACTTGTCCAAGGATATTAAAGAAACTAATACCAGCAGGAATATCATTGTAGTGTGATACTTCAACTGCTGATGATTGAAAGTCTCTAACGACTTTAGGCAAGGCTTCGCTGAAAACACCTGCGTTTGTTTCAAATATTTCCATGTATTCTTCTTCATTATATTCTTCATTCATATTTTCACCTTCTCTTCTGAGTTTAATGTGGAGAGTATTCTTTTGGCTAAGGTTTCTCCGATTCCTTCAATGGCTTGTAATTCATATTCCGAACACTCACCTATTTCCATAATAGAGCCAAATTGTTTTATTAGTTCTTTTGCTTTCTTAATTGATACGCCTTTAATGCTGGACAATAAATCTAACCGCAAATCATCAGTAGTTAATCTTTTAAATACTTGCGGTGCAATCACATCTCTTGTCATTGGTTTCATTTTGCATACTGCTGTAATAATCAAAGCCGCTTCTTCTTCTGTTTCCACCCATACTGGTTTTACATCTGTATCAAGAATTAGTCTACCAATTGCACCAAGAAATTTATTATTGAGCATGATGCTTCTTGTTCCGATGGGCATTTTGCTTTCCGAGTTTTCAATTACATTCATAATTGCTTCATCAAGACTACCATGAATAATCACTACATTTGTTTTATAGTGCCTATCCATATTATCAACTTGAGTCCATAATCTTTTTGTCATTACTGACCCTAAAAAATCTGTTGTTGATTTTGCTTCAAAACAAACATCATCGTAGATGTAGTCTCCTATCTCAATCCAACGCTGTTCGTATTGTATATTTAAGCCCTTTGCTTTTTGCATGACTAGTTTAGCCAATTTGGATTTCTCTCTTGAATCAATTACTAGCATTTGAATACCTCCAACATTTACCTACACAAAATCCTTCGCTGATTAACTTATCACAATGTGGCGTATTGTAGTTATTGAATACTGTAAATCTTGCATGCTTTCTCGTTTCATTTTTATCCCAATCAAGCCATACTGAATCGGATTCAGCAAATACTCTTTCAAGTTCTTCAACTGTTAAATCAAGCACTTTCATTTTCTCTTGTCCTGAAGATAAATCACGATAGCCCGAAAGCAAATCACGATACCAAGAAACAAGGTATGCCCTTGCCATATGCGAAGGATTCTCCGTCATTACTGCATTATGTAAACAAGGCAACATTGGGAGTTTTCCCACCGTATCGGGAACAGAAACCTCGCCCTCAATCGCCTCAATGGGGGGTGCATCGGGAAACACGACCTCATTTTTTCCGCCCTTTTGGAAGGGGATAAGGCGTGGTTCTTTAGCAATTTTAAGAATATCTTCAACTTCACACATAAGGTCAAATCGTGTCAAGGGTATGCAATAATAAGGATTACCTTTCTCATCGGAAGATGACATATTCACGGTATTTGGAATGCGGCGTAATCTTGTTGTTTGTCCTACCCTATCATCAAGACTATTTTTACTTCCTACTTTTGATGACAAATATGCCTTAATCTCGCGGAAAAAGGTTTGAACATTTCTCATATTATTTGTTTTTTTACCAAACAAAAATAAGTGAAAACCACGGCCCGAAAAGAAAAGCGTGTGCAGATAATCTTTTTGATGAACTAATTGCATTATCACTTTAACATCCCTCCAAGCCAAATCTAATTCATCTTCGTGTGCATCAAAATCAAGAAAGATTCTGTCAATAATTACCGAGGATTCTACCTTCGCCTTCTCCGAAAAATGCTGGAAATCATAGACCGTAGTATATACATTCGTCCTGTTATTTTGAGCATTAATAAAGTTAGCATAATCATTCCTCGCTAAGACGACTTTTCTTTTCATTTGCGGTGCGTTCTTGATGTGGCTTCCCGCCCATACTTCCCTCGGAAACTTCATTTTCATTACCTCCAAAATTAATTGTTGCTCCATTTAGCAATTGTTTTATTGTCATAGCAATTTCGCCATTTAAGACTGTCATTACTGTTAATTTAAGCACATCTTCAAAATATGCTCCTACATAGTCATCTTTGATTCTCAAGTCTTGAACAAGTTTAAACTTCTCAATAAGAGTCATTTCAGAATAAATGTCTTGTGATAGATTGGCTACTGTATCATTGAGATTAGAAATCTCATTGAATGTCCAATTTCTACCAAGTACTTTCTTTTCAATTAGTTCCTTCATTATAACCAAGCATCCTCTTGTGCCGCAGGGCAAATACCATAATAAGAACAATATTCCGAACAGGTTTGTCTCCAAAAACTAGTCGGAAACTCTCCTTGTTCATAAGTGTAAATCAACTTAGCAATATTATCCCAAAGTGCTGTCATTGACCGCTTCTTAACCGGTTCAACAGTAATATGATTAGCGGCTGGATAATACCAGCCCCAATGACTGACTTTCATATCTTTTGTTAAACCATGTTTAACAAGAACTTCTTCAGGCGCATTCTCAATCATTACTTGATAGAAAGCCATTTCTTGACGCATACTGCTGAATTTTGAATCTTTCCAGCCACCTGTCTTGTATTCAAATGGGATTAGTTTGCCATCCTCAATAAACACACGGTCAATAATACCTTGAAGTCTCACAACATAATCTCTTTGTAAAGGATATTTCTTGCTTACATTTTGAGGAACAGTAATTTCACAATCAAACTTTCGCTCATTAATAACAGGCAGATATTCATCAACTCTCCCTTCACTTCTTGCTTCAATAAATCGTTGTGCTTCAAATGCTGCTACTGTTAGCGAAATATCGAAATAATCATCAACAGGCATCAAGGATGTGCAATAATCAAGCACTTCAGAATTGTTCATTCCCTCGGCTTTCTTAATATCAAACTCATTAAAGAAATCTTCACGGCTATTATGAAGAATAGTTCCTTTCCTCATGGCTTCTGTTTGGTCTTGAGGCAACCTTTGAATATATGAAAATTCATATTTCTTATTACACCAACTAAATGCACCAACAAGAGAAGATTTACTAATCTTCAAAATTGGTTTTGATGGGTCATCGTAATTTTCAGGACTCCAATCGTAAGTAAAGTCTCTCATTGATTTAATTCTTGCTTCGTATTTTTCATCTGTGTTCATATTTTCACCACCATTCATCAAGGCTGACCTGTATTTTTCCTGTCCGTATGGACGATATATCCCACCCCATCGCCTTGAAAATAGGGTCGGCCTTCTTGATTACCTGTTGAGAATAGAAGTCCAAGTCTGCTCTACAACTGCCTAAATCCTTAGCAGTTGTGCCTGATATGTATTCAACTTCTCGCCTTTCATGCGTTAAAGGATGCGTATAAAAATCATTTACACCCTTTACTTTTAAGTAAATGTAAGAGTCATCAAAATTAGCATCTTTCTTTTCCCAAGCATATAAAACGCCAGCAATACCTGAACCAATTGTCGGCTTCTTTCCCTCAAGAGTAGTAAATTGTTTTGTTGGAGTAGCGCACTTTTCACAAACTTTATGCTTTAAATGAACACAATCACGCAAATGATACTGTGTTTTGCATTCAGGGCATTTTACTGTAAAACGGCTTTTCCTTAGACGGCTTCTTTTAAGAAGAGGCATTATGCTAATCTGCCCATCAAGAACAGTTGTATATTCTTTGTGTAAGTATTGCACGATTTCTGCTTGTGTTTTACCTTCAACCCACATTTTAAGAGTATTAGTTTGAACGCTCTTTGCTAATTTTGTTTCACTAACTCGCTTTGCCGTAAAGCCAGTCATGCTAAACTTTGGCTTTTCTAACCATTCTCCATCTTCCCAAGATACTAAACCTGCATTTCTATTTTTGGTTGTTCCTACACCCAATGCTGAATAATACTTCTCAAACTCAAGAACAACAGGGTGATTGTCTAATCCCATAACATTAGGAAAATGCTCCCGCACCTTTGCTTCAATCTCTTTAATTGATTTTTGTGCTTGTTCCACCGAATCTATCTGCACATAGATAGAATCTGTATGTCCATAAACTACTTTCATATTATCATCTCAAAGTAAAAAGCATACCAACAGGTTGTTTCTGCATTTTAGCGACTTCATCTTGAAGTTCCATAATCTGCGTTTTAACTAACCGAAGAGAACGCAGTTTGATTTCCAAGTCCTCTAATTCTTCCTCTAGGTGTTCTTTCATTTTCTTTATTTCTTTCAATGTTTCAAAATATAGTTTTTCTTCTTTCATAGTACCACCACCAGTAGTGTAATAATTGTTGCGATATTGACGACATTTACCATCATCAAAATCTTATTGCTTCTATTAATCATCATCAATAATTCCTCAAGCAATTCATTCGTTCTGTCCATCATCATTTTCATTCACGCCCTGTTCAATATCAGTAATGATTGCATTCCGTTTAAGATTGTTCATCATTTGAAATATCTCTTTCACTTCTTGCATAGTAATATCCCATGTTTCTTCTGTGTCATAAGACACCTTTACTGTAATGTATTTTGTTTTCATTCTTTCATCTCCTTTGCCGCAAATGCCGCTAGTCTAATTGCTTCTCTTGCACTTGCAGTAATAGATGCCGCCAAATCAACATCAGCCCAACCAAATCCTTGAAAAGCAACAATGCCATAAAAAGAAGCCATTAGTCGCTTTACTGCCATTTGATTGTTATACCACTTAGCATACTCGCCATTGTCCGTTTCTCTTGCCTCTCGCATCAGTCGTTTATATTCGTTTCGCAACTCCTTCAATTCAAGAACGGCTCTCGGTAGTAGGCCGAGATTATCTGTTTTGTAATAAAGTATATGCTCATGCTTTGTTTCGCTAAAGTCTCTTGGAGTAAGAATATTAACTGCAAATTCAGTAGGTTCTACTGACTTAGTTTCCCAACTAATATTGCGAGCAATCATCATACTAGGATATAGACCGGCAAAATCAAAGGCGGCTACATTTAGATGTAATCCGTTTGTTCCTTCACTTAGGGGGTCATAAATCATGGCACCTTCGTATTCCTGTCTTTTATCCACTTTATTGCCAGTAGGTGCTTTCCAAGTAGCGTTTCGCATAAAATAGATTGAACCCATATGGCTTGCATAAAAACAAGCATCAAATGGTGCTTTGAGTAATCTTTGTAAAGAAAGAATTGCTTCACTACAAAAGTTAATTTCATCAATTTCAACCATTAATTCTACATCAACTAAAGCATATTTTAGATATGTTTCTGTATCTTCAAGCCATGCTCTACGATAAAATTCGTTTGGGTCGGGGAACTTTTCCGATACTAATTTCTTCTTACCCAATACTTCTTGTGAAATATAATCTAAAGACATTGAAGGCAGCGTTCCTCTTTGAGAATCATTCCATTGTCTCTCAAATGCTAAATCTAAAGATAAAGTAATTCTTCCATTAATAGGTTGCTCAATAGGACTGAATCCCTTTTCAGCATACTTGAATTCATATCCATCTTTTATCTTCTTGATTCCTTTAACGAAACCAGTAGGAGACATAATGCATGGATTAATACCAACTGCACAGGCTCTTTCTAATAACTTAGGAATATCTGCAAAATGCCCGAACCATGCAATAAGCATATCGGGGTCTTTTACAATCATAGTTCGCATAAAAGACTCAAGCATTTCTTTTTCATTATCAAAAAATAAATACTCTTCTCCTTCATAATTAGGAAACCACGCCCATTGGTAATACTTTTCATCGTAATTATCATAAACAACAATAGTAGTAATCTTATCATGGTGTTCTCCACCTTGCGCCCATTCCATATCCCAATACCATTTACGCATCTTATATTCAGGCATTTCATGTAATTCATCTACACAGTACCGAAAGTGAAAAGGAACATCGGCTTCATAGGTTTCACCGAACATATCCTTTGCTTTTCGCATATCGTGAGAAGTCTCGACAATTACTTTCTTTAAGGGTTCATTGTTAAGATTAACCCAATCACCACGAATATACTCAAACTCCCGACTAAGATATTTAGTCGGTCTATATTCAAGTGGTTCTGCACTATCTTCTTTAACATAAAAGTAAGGGCGAAAGGGAACAATCTCATGTTTCTTCTCTCCGTTTTCTCTCCAAGATTTATATATTCTATTTCCATCATTCATTCTACTAATTATCATTATTATTCACCCCGAAATGTGCGGTGCTTTTAACAGTATTCTATCATTTGCTACTACTAAAAGCGGAAAATCATCCTTTACATAAAAGTTCAACATCTGGTCTTTCTCAAAGAAAGCATAGATTGGTGAACTGAACTCTATCGTAGCAGGTTCTCCCGTAGGAAAAGCAGGAGTTATTGTTTCTTCGTATTTGTTTGTGACATTTTGTCGTGTTGAGATATTCAACACTCCTTCATTAAAATCAAACTTATACACCCCACTCTTAACTAATTCACAGGCTTTAATTGTGTCCTGCAATTGTCGTTGTGTTAGTGTAAATGCTCCTTCAAACTTTGACTTACCAAAGTTAAAAAGAATCTGTGGTTGTATTGTATAATAAACAGGGTTCAACATATTTTTAAGTCTTGAAATAGCGTCTGCATTGGGGTGATTTACCACCAAAGGTATAGATGCCTTCTTTGTTCCGCAATTAATGAGAACGAAGTCATTAACTGAAAAATTAATATCTTCACCACTAAAATTCTTTAGATAAGGAATAACTGTTGCGCTATCAATACAAACCCTACCTTGTTGTTCAACTTCTGCGTCAATAACAATTTTGACACAAAAGGTAGGATTACCATTCCATACTTCAATGGAAGTAGTATCGGCAACAATATACGCATAAGTTCCAAAATTAGTTGAACCGAATCCGTTATTTGTTGTTCCTCTTCCTTTTACTTGAACGCTTTCTAATGCTTTCTTTAATGTATCACTATCAATTGTAAATTTCAAATCAATCCCTCACGCAATTCGGATATTCCTTCCCAAGAAACTTTACCGCTACCAACGGTTAATGTTTCCCAAGAATTACCTACTAATTCGGTATTAGTTTTACTTGACAATAATTCTGCCTTGTAAACCACATCGTTCTTCTTACGGGTTCTTTTGGTAGTGATGATTTGATGAAGATAGTCTCCCCAATTCAACCAATTAGGTTTAGAACCAATCACTTCGCCTGTTGCTCCGTAGTCTGCTTTAGAATGAGTAATGTAAATTTGGTCACAGTTTAGATTCTTACACATTAACAATAGAGAATAGAACGGAGCGTTTCTCTTGCCCCATTCAAACTTCATCTTTTGTGGTTTTCCAATCTTAGAAGACCCTGTAACATGAAGAGTACAACAGTCTAACCATTTATCTATCCCATCAAATACAAACAGAACATCTTCGCCTTCTTCAATCTTTGACTTTACAAAGAGAATGAAATCTTCGGAGTTTGCTTCCGACTTTTGAATATCTAATTCACCGTTTTCATTTCGTACTTCGGGATTCCATAATGTAATC